TTGCTCTGCTGCTCTACTAATTGCTCTTTCGAGTACCAAGAAGAGACGACGTACGTTAATACGATCAAATGCAGAAGGTCTGTTAAGGCCTGTCTTATCACCGAATAAGATAACACCCTGACCTGGGATATTAGCAATCGGATTTACTCCTCCTTTGTACAGAGTATCTCTTTGTGCCTTTGTAGGTGTGTATGATAGACCAGTAATACCTAGGTATTGACCCCGACGTGAACCTGCTGGTGAGAACCAAGGAGCACGGTTAAGGTCTGTTGCTGCCATAATGCCTGCTGTAGAAGATGCTGCAGGAATTTCGATATATTGATCGTTGTACTTATCATATACCTTTAAGTAGTTATTATCAGCTACTAAGTATGAAGAGTTTGTAAAAGTATCTGCAGTAGTATCTACATTAGTAACTGCAGTTGCTGCAGAGTTAACACCTACTACATCACTTCTTGCTGGTGATGCTACGGCAATACAATCTTTTCTAGCTACGGCAGAAGAAACTAGGTCGTTAACTACAGTTGTCTGATCAACACGTGCTGTCATACCCGGTGCAATTAAAAAGTCTACTTCTACTATATCCTTATCTTCGAAAAGATCGAATCCTGATAAAAATTCAGTAGTAGTCAATACGCCAGAATTGGCGCCGGCGCCAAAATTGTAGACTGATGCAACAGATAGTCCAGTGGCAAAATTATCTCCGCTATCAACAGCTGTACCAGCCGCTGCAGACGAATTCGACATATCAGAATCAAATCCAGCAAGCCAAATGTATTGAGATTTGCTGTTAATAACATCTTTTATGTAGTTAGTTTGTCCTTCAAGACTTTTTGCATCAGATGCAACTGAAACAAATGGAAATGTTTCTAGTACCGTACCTTGTGTACCAGTAAATTTACCACTTTTATCGATTACAGCAACGTGTACCTCATCGTTAAATGCTCCACGCTGAATAGCATAAGAACTAGTCCCTGGTCTACGATCGAATTGTGATGAATATGACCATGCATTAAATGCTACAGAACTTGCTGGACATACTTGTACCTGTAATGAGTTGCCTAACTCACCTGGGTATTTTGCTAAGAACGTATGGCTGTCTGAGTCTAGAGCAGCTTTTTGTGTATCGAAATCAGCAGCATTATTAATTTTTTCTAATGGTAAAGATCCACCACTATCAGATGCTAATTGGCCCGTTGTTGAACGAGCGTTATAACATGCAGAAGTTGCTTCTCTTACTACTTGTAGGGAGTTTGAATAACGCAGGTAGTATGCTGCGTTATGAAAATCTATTGTATTAGCGGAGTCTGGTGAAGCGAAATTTTCTACCAATTCTGCTTCATTGGCGATAGCTGTTCGCTGACCAACTGGACCCCATCTAAAATTACCTACGATTGCGCCTGTAGTTGACTGGACATTTGGCACACCGCCAGTCAGATCTATCTCTTTGACGACAACCGCTGGTGATTCGGACGGTGTAAAGAGTGCCATATTTTTTTCCTTCTCGGTTACGAATTATAAGAATTTCATAATACGGTTGTTCAATTAGTATTATTTATAATAATTGCAATTTTATAACTCGTTAGAGTATTCTATCGCCCATGGCGACTCTTCTTGTTCAATCTTTTGAATATGATCTGATGCATCGTCAATAAAGCCAAATGGTACAATATCATCTTCAATCTCTTTCATTTTATGTTTAAATAACATATCTTTTAAATTAATATCGGTCATATCACCAAAATACTGAGTCGATGAAAAATAACCAAACATAACTAGATTCATCATTAAATCATCGTGGTTACCATCAGATGCTTCATAGGATTGACCCTTTGCAACAAATGTTGATATTTCCATAATAGTATTTTCATCTACGATATTTAGCTTATTATTTTCTAATATATCTTTAATGGCAGAACATCCAAGTCTTTTAACCTTACGATTCATTTCGATACCAATTGCATTTGCTTTTACAGCAGATTCAACATGTACATTTTCATATTCTAAATCATGATATAAACCATTGCAGACAACTGTTCCTTGGTCATTTGATTCAATTACTACATAAGCATCATTGTAAGACTTTGCGTATTTATAAATAATATTCGGGAAGAGCAAAGGAGAGATAGTGTTATTGCGATATACAGCAACCTGTTGAAACGGGCGGACGCTAATATCGATCAAGTTAAAAGTTGAATAGTCCTGACCTCTTCCCTTCGCAACATCGACTGTCATAATATAATCATGATTCTTTAAAGGTTCCTTATAAACAATAAGGTTACCACCTTCTAATATTTTTTCATATTTACCAGCTCTAAATCCCATTAATGTTTCTGCATTAATAAGTGTATCACCGGTGCCGAAGAATGTATTGCCAAATTCTTGATCAAATTGTAATTGAGAAGTATTTGCTACTGTTTGTTTCTTCCATCCTTCGTCACGACCTGGTACATCCCACCAATCAACCCTAAATGGATTAAATTCGTTTATACCTTGAGTTGCGCCTTCCCATATCTTATAGAAAGTATTACCAATACCGTTTGCAGTAGAGGTAACAATAATCTTTGTATCTTTACCAGCAGATACCACAGGATAGGTTGACGTATAAAACTCTGCTGCTCTTTCTACAAAGGCAAATTCGTCTAGATATAGGAGGTTTACTGAAAGACCGCGAATAGAGCTACCACTAGTAGCAGAAGCAATGATACGGCTGTTATTGCTAAATTCAATTGATCCTTTATTAAGCGCTTTACATCCCGGTTGAAGAAAGAACGGAATGTTTTCCAGCATAAGCGTAATACGAGATAACATTTCCCTAGCAGTTGCCCCTTTATTCGCAAGAACCGCCACCGTTTTTTCTGAATTGAATAATGAAAACCAGAGTAAGTACGCACAGGCCGATATCGATTTTCCTGATTGTCTGCAAGCCAATACAATGTTAAACCGATGCTCATTAAAGTGCCTAAACATATTCTTTTGATAGGGATATAATTTAAATGGAACTAATCCATCATCTAGAGAAATTACTTTGCAATATTTTTCTGCAAAGTATATAGGATCACCCATGCATTTTGCATATTCTCTAACTAGATCTTCAGACCATTCTTGAAGTACACCGTCACGTTTTACATTTGGATTACCGAGGTAATTCTCATTTTGGTGTAACATCTATAATTTCTTTATCATTTTGTAATAGTTTTTGAAGATCAGATGTAGAACCGAGAAATACATTATTAGTAGTACTACCAACTTGTTTTACTTCTTCCCGATTAATTTCTTTCTGCTTCTTATTCAAATCCATCAATCTATCATTTACATCAGATACATTTTTAATCATACCTGATAATACTTCGTACGCTCGCGGGTGCTCGCTCTCGCGGGCGACCTCAATCATATTCTCTAAAGCATCTTTACCTTTTTCAATTAATTCGTAATATGTTTCTCGAGAATAGTCATAATCATTCTTTAAATTATTTTTTTCATCAGCCATAATTAAGTCAAGCTCGTAATAGTTGTAGTAAACCCATAGTCACTATCTGCTAAGCCAATAGTACTCAGTGGGTCAGGAACAGTATTAATCCTTTCATTCGCAACGTCAGAGTCTGATAATCCTACATTCTGTAAGTAAAGATCAACAATAGAGTTTCTAATAATTTCACCAGTATTTATAGCACCGTAGAAACTAACTTTCATTTCGAAATCTAGAGTATAAACAATAGTACGTCTTTGTTCCATTGCTCCTTCAAAATCATCGGAGAAAGAAACACTCTGAATTATAATTGGTATATCTTCTTTGAAATCTGGATATTCAGTAGCAAAGGGTTTAATTGTAAGTGAATACTGTGGATTAAATGTAGGAAGAATCTGTTCAACAATCTGAAGTGCATCGTCCTGACTCTTTGCGTATATATTTAATTGAAAGTTAATATTATAAGGTACAGGAGAATAAAACTTTTGTCTATTTGTATTCGACGTTCCTACAGTATTAAAATTACTTACCTTTGTTAGCTGCCTTTGTGTATCATATGTAAAAGAAGTAATTTCAAATGACATACGTGGAAGCTTAATTGCCACTTTTGTATCTGTATCTAAATCAGGATTTTCTCTAATTCTTTCTAAATATTTTTGCTTAGGAGCATATGAAAGAGGAACTTTAATCTGACTTACTGATGCACCAGAAGAATTTTTACGTATGACATATATGTTGTTAAAAAGAGCACCAAAGATTGATACACACTTTCTAACTTTCTGATGATAAAAATGACTACCAAACATTAATTATTCTCCGGATCACCAAATGGATTATTCTCAGTAAAGTCTAAGAAATTAAGAGTACTTGGACTAAAGAACTCATTCTGTTCATTTTCAGATATTTGGTTATCTTCTACAGATACAGTAATAACACCACCTGCATTAGTTGTTAATCCAACAACACCCTTAGATGTTGGTATCTGATGGAATTTACCGTCACTAGAACCAAGATGGATAAGTTTTAGCTTATTATCTGAATCATTCCAATCGGCAACTTCTGCTGTTAGTGTAGCACTAGAAAGTTTAATTCTTGCTGTTTCACCAATAGAGAATGCATCCGGATCTGGTCTTGTAAATGATACTGATGGTGGTGTACCATATCCACCACCTCCATTTGTAATTCTAACACTTGATACTTTACCAGTATCACTATCTACTAATCCAACTCCAGTTGCGCCGGTACCAGTTGCAGATGTAAATGTAACAATTGGTTGCTTATAATAACCATCACCGGAATCAGTAATAGTAACTCCAGCAACCAATCCAGCGCTGTCGATAAAAGCTGAACCTTGTGCTGAATCTGATAGCTGACTTAATGTAAGAGTATATGCATAGGCATAGTCTCTTTCAATTTTATCGATAACCTCAACACCTGTATCAAGATCTTCATCATTATATTCAAAGAGCTGACAACGCATTTTAAAGACTGGAAGATTACTTAACTGATAGAAAGGTTGTTCATGTTCTACGTGCATAATTTGAAATAAAGAATTAGATAATGGCGTATAAATTAAATCACCCTCGCGCGGCCGTACGCTCGTAAGTTCTGTATCCATTCTTTGTACTTGCTGAATCCATCTACGACGTGATACAACAAATGTTGCTTCGTCACGAATCTCTACACCAAATCTGGAAAAAAGATCTCCTTCTCCATCAAATCCTTCTATATTTTCAATATACATTTCGACTTTATGTGAAGAATTAAATGACGATGGTATATCGTCACCAAAGATCGTATCTTCATTAACTAGGTCACGCGGTAAGTAATATACATCTTGACCGTACATTTTCAGAGATTCTATAATAATATCTTCATATAGATTTTGCTCTGATCTTACCTTTTGACTGAAATATAAATTAGTGGCCATATTAACCTACAAAGAAATCTGCTGGAAGTTCGTGCTCTAGTCTTATATTTTCTCTTAACTGTGCAATCTCACTAGTTGCATCATCATATATCTGTCGTCCGTTTAATACTACACCACCTGGTAATTGCATACCTTCAAACTTAATTAGGTTTGCACCCCATTGTTGTTTAATTAAGGCTGTTGTATATTCTTTTAACCACATATCATTATATACTGATGTATGTGTGTCTGGATCTACAATTTGATATACTTCAGCAATAATATATTCACCAGCTTTAATATCTTTATCAGCAAAGTCACCAAAAACATATAAACGATTTTGCCTTCTAGAAAATTGTACTTGAGGTGTACCATTTAATTTCATATCAAGCATACCTAAATATTGCTGCATTTGCTCGTAATAAGCAAGATCTCCAGCAAAATTCTGTAGATCAGCAATATCATTTAACATCATTTGATATTTAATATCAAAGAAATTAAATGACGTATTAAAGGAACTAGAGATTGGAAATAGTTTTGATACGAAAATAATATCATTTGAAAGGGTAATATATTCATTTGTAACATCAGCTGCAGTTACTAAATGTTTTAAATAAGTACGTACTGTTGCGTCTGAATGATACTCTTGATAATATTGTAACGCTTCGTCAACACGATCTTCAAGCTGATCCTCATCTACGTTAATCTCGATCACAGGATCACCGAGTCTTCGTTTACAATATTCTATGAGCGTAGCACGTGATGTAGGATTAGCCATAGAGATTCTCCGTTAAAAATATCTATGACTATTTATATGATTTTAAAATTAAAGATAAAGTTTATTTGGTTTACTCTTCTTTATACATTTTCTAATTCCGCGATGCGAGCTTCAAGCTGTTCAATTTTTTCAACCGCCTCAATTAGTGCCTTGGTAAGTAATGGGGTCAGCTTAGACTGGTCAATGCCTTGGTAATCCGGCACTGATCGCGTACCCATAACCGCCGGCGTTACCTCGTTGCCGTCTTCGTCAAGTACCGCTGGTGTGATCTCGTATTCCTCGTCACGCATAGCGTCTTTAGTGCCAGTGATGGCCTCTGGTACTGCCTCACATTCGTGGGCAAGAAAACCATCTACGAAAACAGCATCATCGCCATCAACAATCCACTTAAACCTAGCTGGCTTAAGTTGCTTCAGGCGGCTGGTTGCATCCCAATCATAGGTTACTGCGGTCTTTAGGCGATAGTCTGATGAGGTGTTATACAAAGTGCTTGATGCACCTACGTTAATAGCACCTGAGACAGAACCAGCGGCACTCCAGAAAGTTAGAGCGTTTGCGCCGTTTGCGTATGGGAGAAAGTCTATGCCATATTCAACACCCCCACCGGCGTACCGCAAATCCATCGCTGTCGTGTAGCCATTGTTAGGGCCACCTGCGTTGTGGCCAATCGTGACTGATCCAGTTTGGTCTTGACGAAAGCCTCGCAAAGTTCTGCTGTTATTTGAGCCTGTCTTAATGTCAAACGTGTATCCAGCTAAATGAGTTGGTCCACTGTTATCTGCATAAAGACATAATTGACTACCGGTGTCGGAACCATATACGATGAAAAGACCGTTACTGAATTGGACATTGCTTGTTTGACTTGCTAGAGCAATTGTAGCGTTATTGGTATTAACATTGAAGTTTGTACCTCTAAAGTTATGCGAGGCTGTTGGACTAGGGCTGGGATTGCCGTAGTAGAATGGAATATTCGGATTAATACTGAATCCAGTGCCTAGATAAAAACCGGAGACATCTTCGCCAACCAGCATTTCTCCTGTTGGCCCTAGGATATAACCTGTTGAGCCAGCGTCTACTTTAATATGTCCACCTACACTAAGTGCTTGGGTTGGGCTGTTATCTCCAATGCCCACCCTGCCGCTGCTGTCGATAACTACTTTAG